ACAACAGGCTATAAAGGTGGCCGTGCTAAAGGCGGCTTGATGACCAAGAAGAAATAGGTTATACTATAACACTAAACAATAATAAGGCTACTCAGCTACGGCTGGCCCCATATAAGGAACTAACATGGAACAAACTGAAGTAATTGACTCACGCTCTCATCAACGTATTGCTGCACGTGTAGCTAAGGAAGAGGCTGAACTAGCTGAACTTATCAAGCAAGCATCTGGTGAAACAGATGAAGCTGAACAGGAAGTAGAACAAGATGCTGCACCTGAGGTAGATGCTAAGCCACTTGACCGTGAGGAAGAAACCTTTAAGAAACGCTACGGTGATATACGTAAACACCTAGCTGATAAGGAACGTGAGTGGGAAACTAAGCTTGAACAGATGAAGTCACAGCTAGATCTAGCATCACGTAATGAGTTGGTGCTACCTAAGTCTGACAGTGACATTGAAGCTTGGGCTAAGAAGTACCCTGATGTAGCTGGGATTGTAGAAGCTATTGCTGATCGTAAAGCTGCTGAACGCTCTGGTGATCTTGATAATAGACTTAAAGAGATAGAGAAGTTACGTACTCAAGCTACTAAAGAGAAAGCTGAAGTTGAGCTATCAAGACTGCACCCTGACTTCTCAGACATACGTGAAGACAATGCATTCCATGACTGGGCTGAAGAGCAACCTAAGTGGGTACAAGATGCCCTGTATGAGAATACAGATGATGCACGATCCGTAGCACGGGTTATTGATTTGTATAAGCAAGACAAAGGTATAGCTAAACTTAAAGTTAAGAGTGATGATAAAGCTGCAGCCTCATCTATTAGCACACGTAGAAGTGCTACACCTGAGCCAGACCAAGCAAGTAACTACTTGACTGAATCAGCAGTTAACAAAATGTCATCTAAGGAATATGATAAGCGACAAGAGGAAATACTTGAAGCTATGCGTACAGGTAAGTTTATTTATGACATGTCTCGTAAATAAGCTATTGACAAGTAACAAAGTAACAGTATAACTATGAGTATACCCTTGCTAGCTACATGGGTATGCTTACTATAAGCACTTACATTCAACAAGAACTACCCTAACAAGTATAGGCCCAGCGCTGCTGCACCCTAGAACGTAAGGCCTCTTAGTCGGATATGATGTGTCTAATCAACCGCTACGGTTACATGTGTAGCTGTAGTAAATCATAGCCATTCTATATGAGGATTATTCAAATGGCCGCTTTCGGAAAAGCATCAGGTTACACAAACCTGAATAACGGCGTATTCTCGTCAGTTATATATTCTAAACAAGCACAACTTGCATTCCGTAAATCTACGGTAGCTGGTGCTATCACTAACTCTGATTATTTCGGGGAGATCGCAAACCAAGGCGATACAGTTCGCATCATCAAAGAGCCTGAGATCACAGTAAATGCATATCTACGTGGGACAACTGTCTCAGCACAAGATCTTGTAGATACAGACTTCTCGTTAGTCATTGATAAAGCTAACTATTTTGCTTTTAAGATGGATGATATTGAAGAGCAGCAATCGCATGTTGACTTCATGTCTATGTCTTCCAACCGTGCAGCTTATAAACTAGCTGATGGTATGGATACAGAAGTGTTGCGTTACCTTGCAGGTTACACTGCAGCTTCCGCTGTTAACACAACTGTAAACGGCACTAAAGCCAATTCGTCTGCTGGCTCTGACGAACTACTAGCTGCTAACAAACTGAACATGGCTTCGTTTGGTAACATCACTACAACTGCTTCTGCATCTACAACTGGTGACTCTACTCCAGTAGCCCCTCGTTTTGGTGGCGCAACTGCAGCTTCAACTACTACTGCAACACCTTTGCAAATCATTGCACGTATGGGCCGCTTGCTAGATCAACAAAACGTGGACTCACGTGGTCGTTGGTTGGTACTAGACCCAGTGTTCATTGAGATGCTAAAAGATGAAGACAGCCGTGTATTGAATGCTGACTTCGGTGGTTCAGGCTTGCAGAACGGTTTGATCTTGAACAACCTGCATGGCTTCCGTATCTACATTTCCAATAACCTTCCTTCGGTTGGTACTGGTCCTGGAACTTCGGGCTCCACTGCACAAGACGATAACTACGGCGTTATTGTTGGTGGTCATGATTCTGCTGTAGCTACTGCTGAGCAGATCAACAAAGTTGAAACCTACCGTGACCCTGACAGCTTTGCTGACATCGTTCGTGGTATGCACTTATACGGACGCAAGATTCTACGTCCTGAAGCACTTGTCACAGCACGTTACAACGCTGCTTAATTTAAACAATGGTGGGGCTGGCTTAATGCTGGCCCCATTATAATATTCACATCCCTAGAAAAAATGGATTAACAACATGGCTATTACTACAGCAATGTGCAACAGCTTCAAGCAAGAGCTTCTAGGTGGTGTACATGATCTTGATACAGACACCCTTAAACTTGCTTTAATTAAAGCTTCATCAGCTGGTACATATGGTGCTGCTACAACTAATTACTCTGATGTCACAGGAAATACAGACGAAGCAGTAGGTACTAATTACGCTGTTGGTGGTCAGGTATTAGATAGTGCTACTATTACTTTAAGTGGCAGTGTTGCATTTGTTGACTTTTCTGATGAGGTAATTGCAAACGCTACTGTATCTGCAGACGGTGCTATAATTTATAATGCTTCTAAATCTAATAAAGCAGTAGCAGTGTTTGACTTTGGCGCTACCGTTACCTCTACTAGTGGTGACTTTACAGTTGTATTCCCAACTGCAGATGCTTCAAATGCTGTAATCCGTATCAGCTAATTCCAGAATAAGGTATTACTTAATGGCTCTTATCATTAAAGATCGTGTTAAAGAAGGCACAACTACATCTGGTACAGGTAATATTACCTTAGCTGGTTCTTCCTCTACATTTGTGCCTTTTAATTCTTATATGACTAATGGTGATACTTCCTACTATGCCATTGAACATACTTCATCTGGCATTAATGAATGGGAAGTAGGGCTTGGTACTTGGAATACAGGTAATACATTAAGCCGTACAACGGTGCTGGCTGGGTCTGCAGGTACATCTGCTGTAGACTTTAGCGCTGGTACTAAGAATATCTTCATGACATACCCTTCAGCCATTGCAGCTTTCACAGATGGCTCAGGTGACTTGTCTAGCTTAATTGGGTTAGGTAATCATACTACTACGGATGTAGCTGAAGGGTCTAATCTATACTTTACTACAGGGCGCATTGATAGTCATCTATCTGGTGGTACTGGTGTTACATATAACGCTGGTGCTATTTCTGTTGGTCAGGCTGTAGCTACTTCATCTGATGTTACATTCAATACTGTAACACTTGGTGGTAATCCATCTACTGCACTACAGGCTGCAACAAAAGAGTACGTTGATACAATAGCTGCTGCTGGCATTCACTACCATGAACGTGTTCGTGTTGAAGCTGCTACTAATAGACCCGCTACTTATGATAATGGTACATCAGGAGTAGGTGCTACCCTAACTAACTCAGGCACACAAGAAGTGCTTGTTATTGATGGTGTTACAGTAAATGTAGCTGATCGTGTATTGATTACTCAACAAACTAATACTGCACATAATGGTGTCTATACTGTTACTAACGTAGGTAGTGCTAGTACTAACTGGGTTCTAACACGTGCTACAGATGCAGATAGCTATGGTCCATCAGATAAAAATGCTCTTGGTGAAGGTGACGCATACTTTGTAAAAGAAGGTCTAACAGGCGCTGGTGAACTATACGTAATGAATACCTCTGGTGTTATTACATTTGGTACTACACCTATTACCTTTACTGTTATTGCTGAGACTGCTATATACTCTGCAGGTACAGGCCTTACACTTACTGGTACAGAGTTTGCTACAGTACAGGACATTGCTACTGGTGCTAGCCCAACCTTTGTAACTGTTAACGCTAATCTATTAGGTAATGTCACAGGCAACGTAACTGGTAACGTGTCTGGTTCATCAGGTTCTACTACAGGTAACGCAGCTACAGCAACAAAACTAGCTACTGCACGTACTGTTCAGCTATCTGGTGATGTAACTGGTAGCGCTAGCTTTGATGGCTCAGCTAGTATTAACATTGTAGCTACAGTAGGTGACGATAGCCATGCCCATATTATTTCTAACGTAGATGGACTACAGACTGCATTAGATGCTAAAGTAGATGATACACAAACTATTACGGCTGGCACTGGTCTAACTGGTGGTGGTGATCTTACAGTTAATCGTACTTTGAGCTTAGATACTACTTATACTGATACACGTTATGTGAATGCCACTGGTGATACTATGACTGGTGCGCTTACAGCCACTGGATTTTCTGGCCCACTTACAGGCAATGCGTCAACTGCCACCATATTACAAACTGCCCGTACAATCGGTGGTGTAAGCTTCAACGGTTCTACAAATATCAATTTAGCTGGTGTTAATACTGCTGGCAACCAAGACACTTCAGGTAATGCTACAACCGCTACTACAGCAGCTACAACAACTGGTAACGCTGGGTCAGCTACAGTCCTACAAACTGCCCGTAACATAAACGGTGTATCATTCAATGGCTCTGCAAACATTACTGTAGCTGATGCTACTAAGTTACCACTTACTGGTGGAGCTATTACTGGCGCTATAACAACTACCTCAACCTTTGATGGCAGAGATGTTTCAGTTGACGGCGCTAAGTTAGATGGCATTGCAGCGGGAGCTAACAACTACAGCTTCCCATATACTGTAAGTGCCAATGCAGGGAATAGCACCGTTGTTCAACGTAACGCTAGTGGTTACATATTTGGAGGCTTCTTTAACGGTACAGGTACATTCTCAACTACTGGTGAAACATCTGGCATGGGTAGATTTACTGGCACTAATGGTACTGACACTTATGGTCGTTCCTATACTGCTGGTGCTGCACGGACACTCCTTAACGTAGCTGATGGTGCAACCAATGTAACCAACACCAATCAGCTAACCAATGGCGCTGGGTATATTACATCATCTGCAAGCATATCTGGCAATGCCGCAACAGCCACAGTATTACAAACTGCTCGTAACATAAACGGTGTGTCATTCAATGGCTCTGCAAACATAACTGTAGCTGACGGAACTAAGTTACCACTTGCTGGTGGCACTATGACTGGTAACACCTTAGTTAATAATTATGGCATTGGTAATGTAGGAGTATACGCCTCTGACAAATACCAAGCAGTTTTTGCTATGGGGGACGCATATAAGTTACCAGCAGATGGCACCACACCTGGTACCTTATATGGTATAGCTTGGACACACTCAAATGTTGGTGGGCAATCAATATCTACTCTTAGTCACCAAGCGTTATTTATGTCAAATGGTGTAACTCAAGCTGCTATAGGTACAGGTGTCTGGACTTCTGGTAACGTAACTGCGTATTCAGACATACGAGTAAAAGAGAACCTAGTAGTAATCCCTAATGCTATTGATAAGGTAAAGCAGATTAACGGCTATACCTATGACAGGACTGACCAAGCACCTACATCACTGGAAGAAGATGTTATATTTACGCATAACCCTTCAAAAAGACACGTAGGACTTATAGCACAAGAGTTAATCAAAGTTTTACCAGAAGCGGTTACAGGTGGACCGAATAATAGGGAGGGTTCAGAGGATGACCACTACTCAGTTGCTTATGGTAACGTAGTAGCATTACTCGTAGAAGCAATTAAAGAACAAGATGACAAAGTTGGTGTTCTAATTGAGGCCATCAAAGAACTGAAACTAGAAATTGAAATACTGAAGGGTAACTAAGATGACCCTACCAGCAAGTGGCACAATATCGTTAAACCAAGTAAACGTAGAACTTGGCCTCAGTGGGACAGCTTCTATTAACATGAATGCTGCTAATGTTCGTGGCTTGTTTGCCGTGGCCTCTGGTGCAATTTCAATGTCAAATGGGCATGGAAAGGCAAATCAATTTCTTTTTAGTATTACTGCTAATACCACATATGCAAACATTTCAACTCTAGCAACAGCCGCTGGGTGGAATGGTTCTTCTAATGTTGTCTGCACAATTAATTCTGGTGTTTGGGTTTATTCTGATAATACTACAGCGGCGCTTACAATTCCTAACTCATTCCCAAATGGTATAACTCTTAAAAACTACGGTAAAGTAATTGGTAAGGGCGGTACTGGTGGAGGCTACGGCGCTGAAACTGGACTCGTGGGTAGGGTTGCTATTCTCAACAGTAAAACAGGTGCAGTCATACAAAATATGTCTGGCGGTTACATTGCTGGCGGCGGCGGTGGCGGTGGATGTATACGGTATTACACCGCCCCAGAACGGGGAGGTGGCGGTGGCGGTGCTGGCGGTGGTGTAGGTGGATACGCCAGAGCAAGAAACGGCAGCACTGCAAATGGTGGCAGTGCAGGTGGATTAGGCGCTGCTGGTGGTAAAGGAGGTTCTTATTCTGCCTATATTGCGTGGGAGAATTTAAGAGGTCTTGGGGGCGGTGCTGGCGGTGGCTCTGGGATGGGTTGGGATACAACCGTTGGCGCAGGAGGTGGTGGCGGCAGAATACTTCCTGGGTCAGGCGGCGGCGGTAATAGGCAATGCGGCAACGTAGGGGCTGGCGGAAGCGCTGGCGCTGGGGGTGGCGGTGGCTACAACTACCAAGGTTATTTTGCGGCTGGCGGCGGTGGCGGCTGGGGCGCTGCGGGTGGTTCAGCTAATAGCACAAATAATGGTATTGTGTCTGGTGGAGCTGGTGGCAAGGCTATTAGTAGTGGGGTTACTTATACACTTTCAAACTCTGGTACAATATATGGTGCAACATAATGGCTAATCTTGCAGAAAAAAGATATGAAGTACAAGGCTCTGTATTTAATACGTTAGAAGAAGCTAAGTCTGAACTTAAAAATAGATTAGCTGAAGCTGAAGAATTATATTTAACTATGGTATCATTAAAGTCTTGTACTACAATGGAGCCTACAGGTGATCACAATAGTACTGGCTACTTTTATGTTATGGATTCCAATTATTTAGAACCTAGTGAAATTAAAAATATTACTGATGGAACCTTTAGTTTTCACAATAAAATGACAGGTGAACATTCATTTATAATTGCCAGTGAACTACAAGGTAAATTAATGTTGGCAAAACAAGATTACCTAGAATTTGTACGTTTAACTTTTGTAGCGGAGGTGACTGAAATAAAAGATAATAGTACACCACAAAGAGTTATAGATTGCCAAGTAGTTCAACATACCCTATAATATACTTATTTATATAGGGGGACTAAAGATGTTATTCTTAAAAAAGAAGCCTGTTATTGTTAACTGCTATCACACAAATAATAGGTATTGTTCTGAGGTTCCTATACATAAAGCTGTTTCAGTAATGAAATCTAATTGGTATGGAAGTGTTAATAAATCTTATAAAGCCCAGACTATACATGGGTGCGCTGGATTTAGGGACTTACTCTCTAAGAGCTTTGTTGTTACCACTCCTTTTGATTTGAGCATATCTGTAAATAAGAATGAATACAATGAAGGGTATAGTATAAATAGTGATTACCCTGATACATCATTATCTTTGCGGGGATCACAATACTTATCTATGCATGGTGGAGAACAACTAGGTAACCTTTGCGCTGAAAAGGATATGTCTGTATTTAAAATAGCACTACCTATGGCGTTAGAATGTAAAGATAATATTGACTTTATGATGTCTCCAAACATATGGAGAGATAATGGTTTATTTGAAGATATTACATATACTAGTGGCCTAATAAATTTTAAATACCAAAATCTTTTAAACATCTTTTTCATGCTACGCCACAAAGAAAATGAAATACACATACCCTATAGTAGTCCTGTAGTATTAATGACACCACTTACTGACAGAGATGTTATTTTTAAACACTCTTATAATCCAGAAAAGTATGATATGTTTTCTTCTGAACGAGGCACTAAATATAGAGCTTACTTTAAAAATAAAACCTTAATAGATAAACGTACTAACTTAAATTAAATAACAGAGTAGGTAGCATATGCTAGGCTTTACTACAATATCAGGAGCCCCACTTTCACAGGCTTCCACAAGTTTAAAAGCTTTAGCATATTTAGCTCCTGCTGAGATTGGTACTACTGTAGCGCCTCTTCTATATGATGCTAAGGCTGTTATAACTAACCCGTCTACTATATCCAGCTTCACAGCTAATGTACTGCTCTTTGATGCTAAGGCATTGGGTAGCATTAGTGGTATAACTTTAGCTACAGCAATTAATGATGTGCTATATGATGCTAAGGCTAACATTACGCCCAGCGCTGTTACATCTAGCTTTACTGCAGGAACACTTGACTACAGTGCATTAGCATATATAACTATGTCACCTACAGTTGCTACCATACAAGCATTAGATGTTGAATATGATGCTAAAGCATCTATAACACCTAGCGCAGTAACTTCATCTGTAGCAACAAGTAATGTTGACTATGACGCACAAGCACGTTACTATATAACAACTCTACTAGCTACGTTTGAGCAGACACTAGATCAACCTACTGCTGTTACATTTAATTATCAACAGTATGCAGATAGCTATGAACGCAATAGAACATTGTATTTACCTGATGGTCAGTCAACTAAGACAGTATTCATTAGGCACTAACCGCACAGTTAATATAGCAGCATAGGACTAACCAATGTATAAGTGGCCAGACAAAGATAAAGATGAAATACTTGACTACAGCATTGATTGGTCACGCTTCTTAGGTGACGATACTATCTCAGGTGTTACTTGGTATATTACAGGCTCTAATAATATTAAGACAGAAGTAACAAATGCTACATTGGTAGACGGCATACAAATGGTTACTGGTACATACACAACTACTGTTTCTACCATTCGTCTTTCATTAGGAACCAATAATAGACGCTATAATATAACATGCAAAGTAACTACACCTGAAGGCTTGCAATATGAGCGCTCTGTATATCTACGCATCAAGGAAAAATAATGGCTTATAATTATCTAGCACTAGTTAACGAAGTCCAGCGTAGGCTTAATGAAGTGGAGCTAAGCTCTGCTAACTTTGATACAGCTAAAGGGTTTTATGCGTTAAGCAAAGATGCTATTAACTCTTCTGTACGCCACATCAATCAAGAAGAGTTTGAGTGGCCTTGGAACCATGTTGAGGCATCTGAGGTTCTACTTGCTGATGAAGCACGGTATAGCTACCCTTATGATGCTAAGACAATCAACATGAATACATTCCGTATCAAGCGTGATGCTAACTTAAATGTTGATACTATTAAATTAAAGATACTTTCCTATGAAGAGTACCTTGACAAATACGCTGACATGGAATATAACTCTACCTTAAGCACTATACCAAGGTATGTAGTACGTACACCAAGTAGAGAGTTAATGTTTATACCTACACCAGACAAAGCATATGAAGTTATTTATGAATACTTCACTACCAGCTTTGACTTGCAAAAGCATGATGATGTTCCAAATCTACCTGAGCAGTATAGACATGTTTTAGTTGATGGAGCTATGTATTATGCTTACGTGTTTAGGGGTGACATGCAATCTGCTAATGCTACACTAAGTAAGTTTGAGCAAGGTATTAAACAAATGCGTAGCTTAAACATTAACCGCACTGATTACTTACGGGATACAAGGGTTTACTACTAATGGCAACAGCTTGGCAGACCTTTCCCATTGAGTTTAAAGGTGGGCTTATATCCAACCTTAGCGCACTACAACAGGGCGTTAATGCTGTGGGATCTGCATCCGTATTACAAAACTTTGAGCCATCTAAAGAAGGTGGTTATAAAAAGATATTGGGTTATGATAAGTATGACCCTAACGTAGTACCAGGTTCAGGTGTCATAACTGGCATTAAAGTTATCAATGCAGGTGAAGCTATAGCTATCCGTGCTGATGGTGGTGTATCTAAGATCTACCATAGCTCAGGTACAGGCTGGACACTTAAGGCTACTGCAGCATTGAATGGTGCTAGGGCTAGGTTTGTAGATTACAAATATAAGGCTAGGTTTGTAGATTACAAATATACAGGTGTAGCTAAGACATTAATCGTTGATGGTGTTAACTTCCCAGCTATCTTTGAGGATGCAACTAACACTATAACATACATGACTACACCTGCTGAAGTAGAAGGCGCTCAGCATGTAGCTGTATATAAAGGTACAGCACTCTTCTCTAAGGGTAGCATAGTTTACTTTACTGCACCCCTTACTGACACAGATTTTAGTGCAGCTAATGGTGGTGGACTTATTAACGTAGGTCATGATGTTACAGGACTTGTAGTATTTCGTGATCAGCTTATTATCTTTAGCACTAACAAAATACAACGCCTCACTGGTACTACATCTGCTGACTTCCAGTTAAGCCCTATTACAGATAGTATTGGTTGCTTAGACGCAGGTACTATACAGGAGGTTGGCGGTGATATTATGTATCTTGCGCCTGATGGCCTACGGCTATTGAGTGCTACAGATCGTATTGGTGACTTTGGACTTAACATTGCATCTAGCCCTATAGCTAAGGATGCTAAGACATTTAGTGATAGCTCCTCTAACTTTGCATCTATTGTTATACGTGAGAAGGCTCAGTACCGTATCTTCTCATACAATTCATCTGAGCAAATAGCACTAGCTAAAGGTTTGTTAGCTACAAAGTTCTCTGACCAAGGTGCGGAAAATATTGCTTGGGCTATCCTTGTAGGGTTTAAAGTATACTGCTGTGATAGTAAGTATACTGAATCAAGTGAGACTATTCTGTTTGGTAATGAAACAGGTTATGTATATCAAATGGATATAGGTTCCAACTTTGATGGCCAACCTATCCAAGCTATATACGAATCCCCTTACATGCCAGTTACTGATCCACAAGTACGTAAGACATTCTATAAGTTAACAACTTACCTAGAACCTACAGGTAGCGTTAGCTTAGATGTAAACATAAAGTATGACTTTGGGCGTGTTAGAGGGTTTGATGTTATCCAACCTGCTACTGATACACTAGAGACTACAGGTGGGGCTATTGCTTTTTATGGTACTGCAACATATGGTATATCATTGTATGGTGGTGAGCTTGATACCGTCTATACTAATACGGTTGTAGGCGCAGGTAAGACAGTAGCAATACGCTATGAAGATAATTCAACTAACCCCTCTTTCTCATTGGATACTGCTATCCTAGAGTTTAACCAAAATGACAGACAGTAAGGACTAGAACATGGCAGGTTATACCAGACAGGATACCGCTAACAACATCTCTAACAACAGTATCATTGACGCTGATGATCTTGATAGTGAGTTCAACGCTATTGAAGGTGCTTTTAATGGAACTAGTGGCCACGTCCATGATGGCACTTCTGGTTCAGGCGCACCCATTCTTAAGGTTGGCCCAGGTCAAGACATTATTATAGGTACTACAACAGCGTTACCTAAGACTACAGCTACAGTTGATCTAGGCTCTACTGCTGCTAAGTTTAAGAATGCGTACCTATCAGGTGCTATGGCTAGTGCTACTATTAGTACTACTGGTGTTGCTACTGTAGGTGGTACACTAGGTGTAACAGGTGCAGCTACATTTAATGGTGGACTAAACATTGGTGCAGACACACTAGCTGAATACATTAGTGATACTGTAGGTGCTATGGTAACTGGCAATACTGAGTCAGGTATATCTGTAACATATGATGATGCTGATAATACGCTAGACTTTGATGTTAATGATCCTGTAATTACGCTAGCTGGTGTTGTAACTGGTACGGCTACGATGACTAACTTAGGTGATGTTACAATTACTACTGTTCATACTTCTGACCCTACACTTACCTTTACTGGTGATGTAACTGGGTCTGGCACTATGACTAACTTGGGTAGTGTATCTATTGCATTAACTGTAGAGCCTAACTCTGTAGCTCTAGGTACTGATACTACAGGTGACTATGTAGCGGGTGCTACAGGTGGCACAGGTGTTACAATCACAGGTACTGCAGGTGAAGGCTGGTCACCAACTATTGCTATAGGTCAAGCTGTAGCTACTACATCTAACGTAACCTTTGCTAATGTAACAGCTACAGGTGATGTTATTATTAGTGGTGACCTCACTGTATCAGGTTTAACTACTACGGTTAACACTGAGACAATCAACCTAGCTGATAACATCATCACACTTAACAGCAATGAAGCTGGTACACCTAGCCAGAATGCTGGTATTGAAGTTGAACGTGGTACATCTGCAAACAAAACACTTGTATGGGATGAAGCTGCAGATAAGTGGACTGTTGGTAGTGAGGCATTTGTAGCAGGTTCATTTGTAGGGCCTCTTACAGGTGCTGTTACAGGTAATGCATCTACTGCTACAACCCTAGCTACTGCACGTACTATTAGCTTAGATGGTGATGTATCAGGCAGTGTATCCTTCAATGGATCAGCAGATGTAACAATCACAGCTACTATAGCAGATGATAGCCATAATCATGTCATAGGTGACGTAGATGGATTACAAACTGAGATTGACACTAAGGCTGAACTAGCTGGGGATGTTGCACAGGCATTCTCAGCATCAACACTTAATGCTACTACAGTAGATCTTGGTAACTGGACTGTCACTGAAGCAGCGGGTGTACTTTACTTTGCTACCCTTGGTGTCAATAAGATGAAGCTAGATGGATCAGGTAACTTGACTGTAGTAGGTGATGTAACGGCTAAAGGTACAGTCTAATGGTACTACAAACTAGCGGCCCTATTAGTCTATCTCAGATCCAGACAGAGTTTGGTGGGTCTGATCCTATTAGTATGACTGAGTATTATAGGAATGGCACTTATGTAACATCAAATAATACCAGTGTACCTACTACTGGTGCTATTACTTTATCTAGTAGTTTTTATGGTGCAGTGAGAGAGTTCTACCTTACACTTGCAAGCAATGTGCAAAACGCTAACATAAGCACTCTTGCAACAGCCGCTGGATGGGACGGCACGGCTCCACTTATTGTTACTATTAACGCTGGTGTATGGCTATGGTCTGATAGTGTGGCAACGGCTGGTCTTATTATTCCTTCAACTTCTACGTCCATTACAATTTATAATTATGGTAAAATTATAGGTCGTGGGGGCAATGGCTCTGGTGGAAGCAGCTATGCGGCTTGCGTTGCTGGCCCTGGTGGCCCTGCAATTTCAAACGCAGCCAGCTCAGTTAGCATAACAAATTATTCTGGCGGTTACATTGCTGGCGGAGGCGGAGGTGGCGGCGGTGCCGTACAAGACCCAAATTCAGGAACCGCCACTTGGGCTGGTGGTGGTGGTGGCGCTGGCGGTGGTGTGGGTGGCAGTGCATATACTAATTACAATGGCATTAACGTAGCTGGTGGTGCTGCTGGGGCGATTGGTTCTTCTGGCGCTAACGGCGGAAATAGTGGCCGTGATGACTCCAGAGGTCTGGGCGGCGGCTCTGGTGGTGGCGGCGGTAAG